AGTTGGAACTAAAGTTACAATTAGCGGAACTAACATTACAGGCACAATGACTCTAAATGGAACAGCTCTTACAGCTGATAAATTCTATTGGATCGGTGCTCCTGTAACAGCAACAACAGCAACATTGTATCAAACACTAGGTAATGCATACTCTAGCGTGAGACCAATTACTGTATCAAACGGCACAACAACTGGTGCTACATTTAACCTTGATCAATTCAACAATGGTTATAAAATTGCTCGACTACGTAGCGATGCAGTAGCAGATGGCACATTAAACTGGACAGCTGAAGAAGGTGTCGAGATGAACATTGTTGCTATTGACTCAGCTGGTGGAACTTATCTAGTTAAGAAACTTACAGCTCGCAAAGCAGTATTAGTTCCAAAAGCAATTAGTCGTCTAAGTTCAAGTGCAGGAACACAATTCCCACTAGTTGGTGGCTACCCGCAAGTAGTGCCATGGACATTTGGAACTCCAACAGTAAACGTTAGCGTTCAGATAGAAAACGCTTAATCAAACTAGGGGACTTCGGTCCCCTAATAGGATTTTAAATGACAAAAATAGTAAGCGTTAGTCAAAGTAACTACAGATTAATAGTTCAAAACGGTGGTAATATTACCTTAGATGTTGGCACGGCCGCTTCAGGTGGAACAGTAACTATCACTGGTAATCTTGATGTTAAAGGTGTTACAACAACTATTGAGTCTACTAATACTACAGTTGCAGATAACATTTTGCAACTAAACTATGGTGCTACCGGTAATGGTATCAGTAGTGCCCTAGGTTATCAATCAGGAATCGAAATTGAACGTGGCAGTTACAGCCCAGCACAACTTGTTTTTAACGATTCAGTTTCACATTTTAATCCCGTAACTAATTCAAACGTTAACGGAACGTTTGTTATGAAAACAGCAGACGGGACACTTTCAGGATTACAAGTAGGAGTGCTTGCAGGTAATGCTGGAACAAATTTTGTGCTAGATATGCAAAGTGGTAATGGTATTGTTACTGTGGCTAATTCAACAAATTATTATCTTCGTGTTGCCAATGCAAACGATATTCCTAATTTACAATATTTACAATACTATGTGGCTTCAACTTATGTTCCGGGAACAAGCGGTCAAGGCGTAGCCATTGTTGATAGATTATTTTCTCCATTAACTGCAACAGTATCAACTGCCAATTCGGCAATATTAGCAAATTCAACAAGTCTAACATTTTCAATTGCAACAAATCAAAGAGCTACTATTACATCATCTGGTCTATCTGTTGACAACGTTAATGTTTATGGTAACACAATCAGCAATACTAGTTTATTAAATAATCTAGTATTAAGTGCTGTAAATAATGCAGTTGAAATTAATGCAGTATTAAATTTAGATGATCAAGCAACTACTTATAATTCCATAACAGGTAAGACTCAAATTTATTCTAGATCAAGTCAAACAACACTAGCACAAACACCAGGAAGAACTGGTTTGTTTTTCTCTAATCAAATCACTAGCGATGAACTTGTTGCAAAAAACAGAGCACTGTTATTCAGTATATTATTTTAAGGACAAGACATGGCAATTTTAAACACAACAATTACAAACAGTAACACAACAATTTACACAAGCTCTGGAAATAATGCCATTACAACAATTATTATTTGTAATACATCAACATATAATCCATCAAGCCCTAATGCAAATCAATCACTACTATACATGTATGCAGTTCCGAGCGGTGGATCTGCTGGCACAGGAAACATTATTGTAAACGGATTACCTATCCCAGCAGGCGAAACTGTAAGTTTTGATCAAGAAAAAATGGTGTTGGCTAACGGAGATTTCATTGTTGCAAAGACAGATTCGGCAAGCAATTTAGTTGCAACTGTAAGCACATTGGCGGTATAAAATGAGATATTTAACACAACAAACTCTCAATCGACGAGCAATCTTTGATAGAAGATTGTATGTTGACATGACTAATAGTGTTGTAATGAATACAGTAAACAACGTGTTAGTTCCTAAAGGTGCAACTAGTGATAGACCAGTGGCACCAGTTGAAGGCATGATTAGATACAATACTACTACACACGAATTAGAAGCATATCAAGGTAGTAGTGCCGCTTGGAGAGCAATACGATTTAAAGAAGCTACTCAAATTACACAACAAAGTTTAGGAGCTGGCGATAACACAACTGTTTATTTTGGACCATTAAGTTCAGCATACAATGCATCGTCCGCTGGATCAGCTTCTGCATATTCTTCACCTACTTCCAGCGATATTTCTACATATGGTGGACAAAATATTATTGTGTTAGTTGAAAATGTAATGCAAATTAGCGGAACAAATTATACAGTAGTTCAAAATCCAACAGTTGGTTCTGAAACATACAATGCTTATACAAATGCGTCAGCAGGTTCTGGATCAACTGTTTTATATTTTAATGGAAGTATAAACGCCAGTTCAGCATCATCTTCTGGAACTACAGTAACAGTTACATTCCCAACTCAATTAAACATTACTCCATTTGCCGCAGGATCAAGTATTGTAGTAACAGGCTTTACCCCAGCCGCATATAACGGAACATTTACAGTAACGTCTAGCACAGCTACTACGGTAGTATATACTGCTGGATCAGCCCCGGGCACTAGCGCAACAGTTATTGGCAACGTAACTAGCAGTAATGCATTATTTCCGGCAGTTAATATCACAGGAGCAACAGTTACAGGAAGTGCTAATTTACAAAGTAGCACACTAGTAAGTTCGTATACGACTGATCAATACACTGGGGCATTAACCAGCATTATGTTAAGCAAGCCAACAATTACAGGATCAATTTCAGCTAACACTAATATAACTATTACAGAAAACAGTCGAACAATTTCTGATAACTCTTATTGGTTGTTCTTCAGCAGTCCAGTTCCTTACGGTAAAACAGTTACAGCACTATTTGGATTTGATCAATAACTAAGGAGGTTCTATCATGGGCATAGAAATGGGTAGAATCAGCGGTGGCGCACTAGCTGATAACCTCCTGCGCAATGGCACTGACCTTGCGTTTGAAACTCAATTATTATATTTTGATGTTACTAATCAACGAGTTGGTATAAACACCAACGGCCCAGTTGCAGATTTAAATTCGCCTAACAACATTAGAAGCGTTAATTTTAAAGTAACATCGACTTCTACATTTCCTAACTATACTATTTCTGGAAATACAATTCAGAATACAATAGGAACAATATATTTACAGCCTAATCAAACAAGTAATCCGCAGATTCTAACTGCTAGAGTTGGAACAGCAAATTTATATGTTAGCAATCAGTTAATTCAAAACTACGTCAACAATGATGATATTAATTTGTCTCCAGTAACTGGTGGGCAAAATGTTTTTACAACCTCACAAGTTAATATTAAAGGCAACGGCACTACTAATGGTGACTTACATGCAACCGGAGATATTACATGGGACGGTAATATTACTCTTGGTAATGCTCCAACTGACACTGTTAATTTTGCCGCAGAAATTAACAGCGATATTTTGCCCAGTGCCAACAACACAGATAACTTAGGTAGTGGAAGTTTAAATTGGTCAACGTTATATTCTAGAAACGTCAATGCCGCTAGCAATATTAACACTTCTGCGCTAACTGTTAATGGTATTAACTTATTTTTTCAACCTTCAAACACTATCTATGTTAGTGTTAATGGTAGTGATACTAATCTTGGATCGCACTTACATTCTACTTATCTAACAGTAGCTAAAGCATTGAGCGTTGCAACTAGCGGAACTGAGATTGTTATTTTTCCAGGTATCTATACTGAAGTATTTCCATTAGTAGTTCCTCAAGGTGTTAGCATACGAGGAACCAGTATACGTTCTACTATTGTTCAACCAACTATTGGAACGCAGAGTAATGATGCGTTCTTACTTAACGGTGACACTACAATTGAATTTTTAACAGTTCAAAATTTTTACTATAACAGCACAGCAAATACTGGATATGCATTTAGATTTGCCAATGGATTTCATACAGATTTTCGAAGTCCTTATATTGAAAATGTAACTGTAATTACTAAAGGATCAGTTACTAGTGCTAGTGACCCAAGAGGATTTAATCAAGGAGATGCTGGTAGAGGATTATTTATTGATGGTAGTGTTGCTAGTTCGACTAGTGTGCAAATACCAACTTTGTTGTGTTTTTCTGTAACACTTATAACTCCTAATGCCGAAGCTATTATAGCTACTAATGGTGTAAGACTAGAATGGTTAAACGGGTTTAGTTATTTTGCCAGCAAAGGTTTACACTTACTTAATGGAACTGCTGGCCGATACAATCAAGGGTCAGTATTTGGAGCAGAAGTCCGTGTTATTAACAGTGCCAACATCTACGGAACATATGGTGTTGTAGCTGATGGTGCTAATACTTTAGCCTATTTAATAGGACACAATTTTGCTTACATTGGCACAAACGCTGACTTTTTAAATGACCCTTCTCGTGCAATACAAGCAAATGAAGTAATTCAGTTAAACGGTGGTGTTGTCTATTGGGAAAGCACAGACCAATCCGGTAATTTTAGAATTGGCCAGATACTTGATATTGTCGAAGCCACGGGACAAGTAACATTTAATGCGCAAAGTATTAACGTTACGGCTGGCGGTTATATTACATTAATTGGACCTACTAGCACTACTACAATCAACAGCAATCAAATATCAACAGGTAATATTGTTATTGCAGGGAATACAATTTCATCTACTATTGGAGATGTAAATTTACTAGCGGCTTCTACTGCTACTACTTTTAATAGTAATACAACTGTTAATGGATTGTTTTTTACAGTTACAGGTGACGCTAATTTAACAGGTAGTGTGAGTCTAGGAACTAGTTCGACAAGATCAATTTTGTTTAATGCTAGAATTCCCCAAACAGTTAACCCAGGGTCAGGTGTAACTGCAACATTAGGCTCATCGAGCTACAATTGGAATAATTTATATAGCTACGAATTAGACGACGGCACAGTTCAAATAGCAAATAATGCTATAACTACACTAACAACTAATACTGATTTAAAATTACAAGCTAATGGAACTGGGCAAGTCCACATTTATCAAAGTGTTCAAGTTAATAATAATTTAACTACTAATAATAATTTAACTATTAACGGAACTACTAGTTTAAAAAATACTACGGTTACTGGAACTATAACTCAAACTGGGGATTTTAATCAAACTGGCGCAAGCAATGCATATATTACTGGACTGTTTGCTAATAATAATATTCAAATAACTGATTCATCTTCTTATCTTCAAGTTCCCAATATTAAGTTACAGTATAATAACATAACTGTAACTTCTTTAAATAGCGATCTTAATTTAATCCCGTTAGCTGGAAACGGAGGGACGCCGGCAGTTGATATAGAATACTTGAAATTTTATAATAATGCTATTATAAACAACGGTCCATCAGGCTATACTGATATTATAGTTACGCCAACTGGCACAGGAATTGTAAAAGTTAACTCTACAAAATCATTAGTTTTACCAAAAGGAACTGATTCGACTAAAGTATTGTCAACAAACGGACAAATTCGATATAACACAACTAACAACAATATAGAAGGCTATGCATCTACTGGTTATGTTGATTTTATAAACTTATACAGTCAGGATTACAAAACATATATTACTCCTGAACTTACTCAAGGAGCGGCAGATAATACTTTGAGATTTGGGGTAAATGGAACTACTAAAGCTACTCTTACTAGTTCAGCGTTTACTACAAACACTTGGAATTTTGGAAATGTTAATGTATCCGGAAACACTATTAACCCGTTAGGTGCTAATAATTTATATATTTCTCCAGCAACCTTAACAACTGCATATTCAGGTAGTGCAAGTTTTAATGGTAGTAATTATCTTTCAATCAACAGCGGAACAGCATCATTGAGTTTAGGAACCGGATCTTATACTGCCGAATGTTGGGTTTATTATACTTCAAACCCTGCTGCCGGACAATGTATATTTGGAATATGGGACGACACTTATGGTTTAGAATACATGCTGTTTGCAAGCACTAGTTCTCAATTAGAATGGGTTACTAGAAATACAGCAAATTCTTCAAACAATCCAATTCAATTTTCAACTCCAAGTGCAAATGCTTGGCATCATATTGCCGCAGTAAGAATTAATAACACAGTTACAGTATATGTTGATGGAACTAGTATAGGATCTATAACATATAACGGAACTCAACGTGTAGGAACTGGAGCTCCTTTTACTATAGGAGCTAGAGATCTAGGATCAGGAGTTACACCGTTTGTTGGATACGTAACTAATATTAGAATAACTCCAGGAACAGCAATATATCAATCAAATTTTACTCTTCCAACTGCTCCGTTAAGCGCAGTTAGCGGAACACAATTATTAATGGATATGTCAACTAGTGCATTATTACTAGTGGATAGCGGCCCTAATAATTTTACAGTAATTAACAATAATAGTGTTGCATGGAACGCATACACACCGTTTCCTTATTCAACGATTACAACAGGCGGAAACACTATAATAAACAACGTAGGATTCATTGGTAACTATATTACAAATCCTAACAGCGCATCATTTAGTCTAAATGCTACAGACACTGGATATGTTAAATTTTCAGGTTCAGGTGCCGTAGTAATGGCATTAGGCGACACAGCATCTCGATCAACTACTCCAGAAAACGGAATGACTCGATATAACAACGAGTTAGGCTTCATGGAAGTTTATACAGATGCTTCTAACTCATGGATTCCAGCTGTGGGAACTTCAGGAGCAGCCAGCTTGAACGATATTGAAAACTTGGCGTTTGTTTACGCTCTCGTTTTTGGTGGTCACGGCGGCTAAAAACCAAAATCCGATAAATACTATTACTGCAAGAACTGACCAAGTTTTTGCGATATTCAACTGTGGTAAACCCGCAATGTAAGGTGGTTAACCGTGAAACACGGGGTATACGGGAGCGTAAATGGCTGTTGGTCGAATCACGGGTCCGCTCTTAAAGGCTAACCTCCTTCGTAACGGGGTAAATTTAGCTTTTGAGACGAACTTACTTTACTTAGATGTTATAAATGGCCGCGTTGGTATAAAGACCACGTCACCCGCATACGACTTAGACATCAACGGCACAACTAGAACTAACAATTTAACTGTTACTAACCAAGCCGACTTAGCTAGTTTTACAATTAGCGGAAATACAATTTCTAGCACTAACAGTCAAATTAATTTGACTCCTAACGGTGCTAGCCCTGTTGTTTATCAAGGAACAATTGTAACTGGTAGTTTGCAATTATCAACTAATGTTATTGCAACTACTGGAACAAATACTGATTTAAATATCACTACAACTGGCACTGGTGTAGTCAACGTTAATAGCAATATGCTAGTTAACGGAAACTTACACGCAACTGGCAATATTACAGCAGATGGCAATATTACATTTGGTAATGCATCAACTGATACTGTTACATTTGATGCTGAAGTTGCTAGTAATATTATTCCAAATGCAAATAACAGTTATAATTTAGGTTCAAATAGCTTAAATTGGGCAAACACTTATACTAATAATGTTGTTGCTACTAATGTAACTGCATCAACGATTACTGGTAATAGTATTAATTTAACACTACCACAAGGCAATATTTACTATGTTGCTACTAATGGTAGCGATACTAATGCCGGAGTTCATGAAAATAATCCTTTTGCTACAATTAAGCAAGCATTAAGTGTTGCTACTAGTGGAACTACTGTTTACATTTATCCAGGCACATATACTGAAATATTTCCGTTAACTGTGCCTGCTGGCGTAACTGTTAGAGGTGCCGGAATTCGTTCAGTAACAATACAACCTAGTAGCGGAACATTAAGTAATGATGCGTTTTTAATTAACGGACAAATCACAATTGAAGATTTATCTATAAACGGACAACGCTATAACAGTGGTGCAAATACTGGATATGCTTTTAAACTAGCTAATAATTTTATAACTACAAGTCGTAGTCCTTACATTAGAAATGTTTCAGTTATTACTCGAGGAACTCCAACTCAATTAAGTGTAGGCGCATTTATTTCGATCAATAATGCGGCAATAAATTACATCAGTAGTTTACTTCCTTCGTTGCTAACAAATACACCAATTACTCCATTATCTGGAAATACTCAAACTCAAAATACCAGTTTGTCAGTTAGCACTAGCGGCACAGCTACTACTATGCAAGCTCTAATTGCTAATATAGTTTATGTTATCAATAACGGAGCCGCAGTATCACAACTACCAACAATTGCAAATGACGGCGCATATACTGCAACACAAGCATATATAAATGCCGCGGCAATTATCAATGCCAACGTTGCGTTTTTAAAAGCGCAAATGTCTGCTTGGATTAATGCTACTTACCCAACATTTTATAGCACTTATTCACAAACTAAGTCAGAAAGAGATTTAGGAACAATATTAACTGCAATTACTTACGACATTACACATGGTGGTAATGATAGAAGTGTTGCTTGCGGTATAGGATTTTGGACTAATCCTTCGAGTGACCCTTATGGTTTTTCACAAGCTGATGCAGGTGGCGGCGCATACTTAGATGGAAGCGTAGCCACTGTAGGCGGAGTTGAAGTAGCAGTATTATTTCATAGCATAACATTTATTTGCCCTAATAGAAATGTAGTTACAGCTACTAATGGTGTAAGAATTGAATGGTTAAACAGTTTTAGTTATTTTGCTAATTATGGAATTTATTTAATCAGCGGGTCAACAGGTATCGGCGGCGCCGGTATGACCCGATTAGAAATAAATTCAAAGACAGGAACATGGGCAGTTGGTAATACCGTTACATCATATGACCCAACTGGCGTAGTTCTAGCGACTGGCACAATTGCCAGCATTAGTGGCAATTATATAAACTTAACAGGAAACTGTTCGGGATTCACTAGTTCAACTGCTAGAACTCCTAAAGTAGTAACAGCAAATGGCAATGCTAAAATTTCAACTACAGCTTATGTGTATGGAGGCGCAAGTTTATCATTAGACGGAAGCTCTTATGTAACCCTTCCAGAACAATCAGATTTTAATTTTAGCAACGGTTCGTTTACTATTGAATTTTGGATGTATAGAACATCTACAGGAGGCTCGACACAAATATTGTTTGACATGAGATCATCAACAGACAATAACGAACCTGTATTATATTTAAATGCATCTAATCAACTAGCATACAATGTAAATGGAGTATCAGGTGCTATTAATTCTAGTTATACTGTTCCTATTAATTCATGGACTTATGTTGCGTTAAGCAAGAGTGGAACTAGCACAAATTTATATATTAACGGAACAAAATACAACGGAACTTATACTGACTCAGCAACTCATTTACAAAGCGCAGTTACTATTGGAGCTAGACAGTCGGATCACGGTGCAGGCTTTGTTGGATATATTGACGATTTAAGAATTTCAAAAGGTATTGGAATTTACACATCTAATTTTACAATACCTACGCAAGCACTAACTGGTAATACTTATACTGTATTGTTGTTGCATTTTGATGGAACTAATAATTCTACAGTAATAATCGATGACTCTAGTATTATACAAAATGTTCAAACAAATGCCGGCGGCTCTACTACAGCAATAAATTTTGCCAACTACAACGACTTTGGTTCTGAATTTAGATCTATTGGCTCTGCGATGATCTATGGGAACTATGGAGTGTATGGCAATGGTCAAGGTATTACCGCTTACTTAATATCAACTAACTTTGCTTATATTGGAGCAGGTAGTTCTGTAACTAACGATCCTACAACACAAAATCCAGCCAACCAAATTACAAAATTAAATGGCGCAAACATTTATTATACATCTGTAGATAACGTTGGTAATTTTACAGTTGGTGATTATTTTAATGTTAATCAAAAAACTGGAGCTGTAACATTTAATGGCCAGCAGTTAAACATTAATGCATACGCCGGCGTTACATTTACAGACGGCACTCACGCTACTACCTTATTGCCCACAGAAATTGATACTGGCAATATTAAAATTAGTGGCAATACAATTCAAAGCGTAGTCGGCGATGTTAATGTTGTAGCATACAGTAATCAAATTAATTTACAAAATACTACAACTATAACTGGAAATTTAACAGTTAACTCGACTACTGCTGTTAATGGTAATATTACATTAGGAACAAATTCAAGTAATACGGTAACTTTTAACGGAGCTATCAGTAGTAATTTTGTTCCTTATACAAATAATCTATATGATTTAGGAACAACATCTTATCGTTGGAATAATGTTTATGTAAACTCAGCAAACATTAATGGCTTAACTATTTCTAGTAATATTATTACTACAACTGCAACTAACACAGACTTACAGTTAAAAGCCAACGGCACCGGCAGAGTTTATATTCCAAACAATGATGTTCAAGTAGATCAAAATTTAACAGTTACAAACAACTTAACTGTTACTACTGGAACAACTAGTTTAAAGGCAACTGGAGTCACAGGAACAATAACTCAAACAGGTGACTTTAATCAAACAGGTAATTTTACCACTAGCGGTAATACACAAGTCACTGGCAACATTACAGCGTCTGGCACATTAGTATTGCCACAAGTAACTATAAGTGGGAATACAATTTCTACAACCGTTACCAATACAGATTTAAATTTAGTAGCCAACGGAACTGGCAGCGTTGTAATGGAAGGGTTGAAAATCAACAACAACACTATCCAAGCAGTTAATTCAAACACTGATATAGTATTAACTCCTCAAGGCACTGGTAATCTTATAATTAATACTAATCAAAGTTTACAACTACCGGTAGGAACAACTAGCCAACAACCGGGAACTCCTGCTACCGGTATGATTCGTTATAACAGCCAATTGAGTAGATATGAAGGCTGGTCAGGGACATATTGGACACAACTAAGTGGCGTTGTTGATATTGCAGGATTAACAAAGATAACTCCTGAATTAACTCCGGGTGCCGGCGACAATACTATTAGATTTTATATTAATGGATCTGTTAACACTACATTAGATTCTTCAAAATTATATACGCCGGTTGTTAACACTAATAATATAACTATTTCTAATAACACTATTACTACTCGAGTTTCTGGAAGTAATATTAATATATCAACTCCGGGAGCTGGGTCTGTTATTATTGGAAATTTATCAATACAGAATAACAATATTACAAATATTGTGTCCGGCGGAGTTACACAATTTATAGAACAAGGAACTGGATATGTAAAAATTGGCGGAACTGGAGGAGTTGTAATTCCTGCAGGAACTAACTTGCAATATCCAGCAGTTTTAGAAACTGGAATGATGCGTTTTAACACTGATCAACAATTAGTTGAAGTATACAATGGAGTTTCTTGGACTAGCGTTGCTGGAACCAGTGCTGGTGTTACAGCTACAACCGCAACTGATATAAGTATAACAAACGCTTTACTTTTTGGATAATATAATATGGCAACCTTTTTTGAAAATGCACTTTTAACTGGGCTAGGAACTTCTGAACAAACTTTGATTACTGTAAATGCAAACACGTCTACTACAGTATTAGGATTAAGTTTTACCAATTTAACAGGATCAATTGTAACAGCAAGTGTTAGATTGACTCAATCAAATTCTAGTGGAACAGTTCTTAGCAGTGCTTATTTTGTTTATAACGTGGTAGTTCCACCAAATCAAAGTTTGCGTGTTTTAAATGGCGGTGAAAAATTAGTGTTAACACAATATATGGCTATGCATATTCAATGCAATACTGATAATAGTTTAGATGTTGTTGCAAGTTATGTTAACATTCTTTAAGGAATAAATTATGACTTATTATGTTGGTGGAGAAGTTAATCAAGACTCATTATTAGGAGCAGATGTTCCTAGATATTTTTATGCGTTATCTAGAGATGACACTGGAACTCTTTATTTTTATAAAATAGATCAAATTTCGTCAACTAGTTCGTTGACAGTAAACAATGCAGGATCTTCTGCAAATAACTTTCAAGAATTTGAGTATGGAGTAGATTTTTTTGATGGAAGATTAGCCAGCGATCATAGTCGCCCTTACGAAAATTTAGTATTTGATCAATATAGATGGGACAACAAAAATATATATTATTTTTTAGATGACACTGGCCAGTTTGTAGCTAGTGTAAATCAACAACACATTTATGACATGACACAAATTATCAGTAGCTAATTAAGATAAGTAATAGAGTAATTAAGGAACAGAAAAATGGCAGAATTTAAAATTGACAGATTGAGATATACATGGGTAGGTCCTTGGACAACAGGAACAACTTATGCTAAAGACTCTGTAGTTAGCGGAAACGGAAAATCATATGTCTGTCTAATACCCCATATTGCAGGAAATTTCAATACTGATTTAAATAGCGGTAACTGGACCTTAATGACTACAGGAACTACCTGGTTAGGTTTATGGCAAGCAAACACAACATACAGTCCAGGAAATATTGTTATCTTCGGCGGTAGTGCATATATTTGTATTATTGGTTATACTTCTGGTTTAACTTTTAATAATTTCTATTGGAGCCTATACGGACAATTTGAACAATGGCAATCAACATGGGCTACTAGCACTTCATACGGTCCTGGATCTATTGTTAAGTATGGTGGAATGATTTACCTATGTATTACACAACACACAAGTGCTTCTACAGTGTCTGCTGGTTTGGAAGTTAATTTGTCAGCTTGGACGGTGCTCGACAGTGGAATTAATTATTTAGGAACATGGACAGCTTCTACACGATATAAATTAAACGATGTTGTAAAATATGGTCCAGACTTATGGGTCAATAGCACAGGTCATACCAGCGGAACTACATTTAATTCTAGCGGTTACTGGTCAATATGGTTACCAGGTATAGAATTTGGCGGAACATGGTCAAATGTAACAGCATACCAACCAGGCGATGTTGTTACCTATGGCGGTTATAGCTATGTTAGTGTTACTCAAAATAATACAGGAAATATACCTAGTATTGATGCAGTTGATTGGACTGTGTTCACACAAGGATACAGCGTTCAGGGAGAATGGAATAATTCAACCACTTATAAGATTGGCTCAGTTGTTAGACGATATGGCTGGACGTATATTGCTACCGCAGACAATACAAATCAAAACCCTGCCGCAGTAACATTAGCTACTACTGTGAATACCAGTGGCAGCTCAGGCACAACTTTAATTGTAAACAGCACGACTAGTGTATTGCCGGGCATGATTATTTCAGGCAATGGATTTACTAGAGCACAAACAGTAGTATCTATTACTGGCGGAACAACTTTAATAATTAATGAGCCACCTGATGGCACACTTATCAATGGTGAATCTATTAATTTCTTAGGTATAAATTATGCCTACTGGAAATTACATGCTCCTGGTGTGTTATGGAATAATAAATGGGCAGTGGGCACTTCATATCATTTAGGTGATGTAGTTAACTGGAAAAACAGAACATATCGTTGTATTCTTGATCATACAGCCGTTACAAGTCCAGACTTAGATGCGTCATTTACTAACTGGGTTTATTATTTGTTTAACGATACTAGAAATGCGTTGAACGCTTTTGGTGATATGGTAACATTCAACAACGGTAGCACTACAGCTATTCCAATCGGAACAACTGGCACTGTTTTAAAAACAGTTAGCAGTTATCCTACTTGGTCTACACTACATATTACTCCTAACGTATTTTATGTTTCTACAAATGGTAGCGATACTAATGCCGGAACAACATGGGATACTGCATGGAGAACTGTAGCGTATGCATGTCAGCAAGTTGCCAAGGGAACAATGAATCCAAATGCTAGTTTTTTACTAGCCAGCAATAAAGAATTTATTGTTCAAGAGTCATACAACTGGCAAAAATATCAAATAGCCAACAGTGTCAGTCCATTTAGCTCAACACAAATCGCACCTGATGCAGTAAAAACTCAACGAGATTTAAGATATGTTGTTGATGCATTTATATATGATATTACTAGAGGCGGTAATAGTCAAACTGTTGCCGCTACGCTAGCATATTTTGACTTAGAATACAGTAATAAATTTATTACGCCAGCAGTTGCGGCTGAAATAACTTATTTTATTGCCACATTAAATTATTCTTTTTCACTGATTCTGAATGTATTAGCTAATACTGCTCCATCAGCTAACTATCAAATTCTTGAAGGCGTAGCAAGCTCAAGTCAAATTGCTCAAGTTATTAATTTAACTTATACTACTGAATCTGGAGTTACAACTACTCTTGCAAATCTTGAAAATATTTTAATTACAGCGTTAACTAATCAAAGCACACTTAGCGTGCCTCCTGCAAACTCAGGAATTACTACTACTATCAATGTTAAATCTGGGACTTACCAAGAAATTTTACCAATAACTGTTCCAGAAAATACTGCACTAGTAGGCGACGAGCTTCGCGGAACTGTTATAACACCTACAAATATTGTTAACACTCTTGCTACATCATCAACTGCTGGAGGATATAATTTATTTACTGTAGGATCAACAGTTAACATGAGCAACGGCACTCCGGTTCAGTTTGTGTCACAAAATCCAGTAGGTAGTATTATTGATACAACATTTGGGGGCATAACTGCCGGCCAAACATATTATGTTATTGGAAACAGTATTACACCTTCACAATTTCAAGTAAGCGCATCAAACGGAACTTATTCAAATCTTGCAACAACTGTTGTATCAAGTGCCGCAGGATCAGGAGCAATATTTAATGCTACTAGAAATCAAAGAACATATGATTTGTCTTTAGTGTCGGGCGGTAGTGGTTATGTTCTAGGAGATATTATTAGTATCCCGGGCACTAGTTTAGGTGCTAAATCTCCAAGCAATACTATAACAATTACAGTTACAGGAACGTCAGCGACTTACGGCCCATTAGGACAAAATGCATCAAATGGCGTAGGATCAGGAGCATCATTTACTGTAACTACTAGCGGATTAACTTATTCAAATGTTGTAATAAATGCAAACGGCGGCGGCTATGCAGTCAATGATACTGTTACAATCAATGGAGGAAATTTAGGCGGAGCCAGTGGAGCTATCTTTATTGGTTTTATAGTTGACAATGTGTTAACTGTTACAATATTATCTACAGGCGGCCCTTTAGCAGTTAACGATATTATTTTAAGCGGTTCTTCAACAATATTACCTAATACTTCTATAACTGCAATTAACTCAGCTGGCTGGAATGGATTTATTAATGGAACTACATTAACTATAACTAGTGTTACTTCTGGAACTCCTAGTGTAGGCATGTTATGCCAAGGTGGAGTTACTAGTGCCGGCACTTATATCACAAATATTAACACAGCATCATTTGCTGGAACAATTACTTTAGGCACTCCTACTACATTCCAAGGACAAATTAGTGGAACAACTTTGTCAGTATCGTCAGTCCCAACTGGAACAGGTATTACACTTGGCATGGTTATTAGCGGAGGCAGTATCACTTCTACAACATTATATGTTGTTGCAAATCTTTCAGGAACTGCTACTAGTTTAGTTAGCACTTGGCAACTAAGTGAAAGTGTTACACAGTCGTTAACAACTCTTTCAGGAACACAAGTAATTCTTACAGCATCACAGACAACAGGAACTATTGGAGTTAATCAAGTAGTGTCAGGCAGCGGTGTAACAGCACCAACTTATATTGTTCGATTAGGATCTGGCTCAGGCAGTGACGGAACATACCTAGTTATACCTTATCAATCGGCTACAACTACATCAATGTCAACATTGAGTTATACCGTAAACAATAATCAAACATTTGGTGCTTATAATCTTACAACTACTTTTACAGGATTAAGTTATTCTGTAACAAATTCTCAAACAGTTGACTCAGCAGCCACACCTGGCGCATATTATACTGTAGCTAATGATTTAACTATCACAGTTACTTCAACAAATGGAATTGCTGGTGGAATTACTGGAGTTACATGGGCTGGAGTTACACCAGGTAACGGTGCAATTAGTTCATTTACTAAAACTGGATCATCTGTCGTTACATTAACAACTAATAGAGGCTACATGTATGTGTATGGCGGCGGCGCTCTCAGTGACATGTTCCGTGTTAGAAATGGAACTGGTTTAAGAAATATGACATTCTCTGGGTTGTTAGGGACTTTGTCGGCAGCTAACTCATACGGAACTCGTCGTCCAACAGGCGGAACTTATGTTGCGTTAGACCCCGGAACAGGACCTAACGACACAAGCGCATGGATTTTTAGAAAATCACCTTATGTTCAAAACGTAACAACGTTTGGTTTAGGATCAGTAGGAATGAAAATCAATGCTGATTTACATAATGGCGGAAATAAATCTATGGTGTGTAATGATTACACACAAATTATGTCGGACGGCATAGGAATTTGGTTATACGGTGGCGGTGCATTATGTGAAGCTGTGTCTGTATTCTGTTACTATACCTATGCAGGATATTTTAGTGAAAATGGTGGACGTATGCGTGCCACGAACGGTAATAGTTCATACGGCGACTACGGAGTGATTGCAGAAGGTTATGATAACAGCGAAGTTCCAATTTCTGCATCTGTTAATAACCGTTCTCAGCAAGCAGTAGCTAGTGCAGTTAGTTCTTTTGGATCTAGCGCACAAATTTTAAAAATACAATTTACAAATGCTGGTAATAACTATATTAATCAAACAGCTAATTTGTTAAAATACACTAATAATTTCCTCAATGGTGCATGGCAAACTGATGGCAATATTACTTTATTGCAAAACGTAATTGCACCTACCGGAATTACTGAAGGATGGCAAGTTACTGGAATTACTGGAATTACTGATTCTAGTTACATATATCAAACTATAACTATTCCTCAAACTGGTGCAATTTATACTGGATTGTCAGGAACAAACGTTCAAGGTTCGGGAACTGGAGCAACATTTAACGTTGCAGTTGCTCCTACTGGGTATACTGTTACTGTCAATGCCGGCGGTAGTGGCTATGTTATTAATAACAACATCACTATTCCTGGTAATTTAGTAGGCGGGCAAACAGGATTGAATGATATTACGTTAACAATTGCAAGTATTCAATCTCCAAGTTCTATTTTAACTGTTACAGCATCTGGTAATGTTCCTAACGGCACAACTCAATACTATACATGTAGTTTATATGTGTTAGCCGGAACTTCTACAGCTATAGATTTATACGCAACATTCTCTGGATCTTCGAGTATGTCAAGTGCTGTAAATTATAATTTTGGAACTAAAACTATTACAGCATCTAGCCAAGACGGAAACGGTGCGTTACCTGCACCGGCTACAGCTATTCCAATTACAAGTGGATGGTATAGAATATCATTTACTGTGTATGACAAAACAGGTCTAAACACTAATTTACAATTTAGGATTTACCCAAGAACTCGATATGGTATAAGTGCGTATTCTTATATTTACGGAGCTCAAATTGAAAGAGGAATTTTAACATCTTTCTATCTTGAAAATGCTAGCACAACTTACGCACAAAATGCCTCTTTCAAAATTACTGGATCGGGGACAGGAGTTAACACAATTGGTGACGAAATTCGATCAAGCGGTGTTTACCAAGAATCAATTAGTTCTGGAGGAAGTGGGTATACTACTTCTTCAAACAATTCTCAAGGCGGAACAGGAGCAGGAAATATCATTATTTCTCAATCAGATGTTGCGACACAAGCAACTTATTACGGAATGAGACTATTTGTTAACAGCGGTTTAGGTGCCGGCCAATACGGATATATTGCTAGTTATAACACTACATCTAAAGCAATGGTTGTTTTAAAAGAATCATTTAACCCGTTGCTAGTTACTACATCTGCTTCAGGTAGCCCGGGCTATTATACATTAAGCGGGACAGCTGATGTTAACACTCTATATGTAAATCAACCAGTGCAGTTTTTACCAAATCCATTTACTACATCGGTTACATCTGTGTCAACATCATCAGTGACAGTAACAAATACAACTGGCGGAATTAATAATACATTGACAGTAAGTTCTTCATTACCATTGACTTTAAATATGCCTATTACATTTACAGGTGTAACATTTGGTCAGATTACAACAAACTTCACTTATTATGTTATTAATATTGTTGATTCTACTACTATTCAAGTAGCAACATCATTCGGAGGATCTGTTTGGCAGTTAACCACTGCTGTGGGATCTATGTCACTGAACTATCCTTCTCAAACTGGATACTTGTCAGGTCTAACAACCAACATGGCTCCGAACTACATTATTCAATTCCAAGGAGTTGCAGTAGGCAATGTAGTTATAGGATTAAATTATTATATTAACGATGTTATTGATTCGTCAACATTTACTCTTTCTTCAAGTTTAGTAACATGTAGTCCAACTACAACATCCGCTAGTATTACTTTAAACGGAACTCCGTATAGCAATGTTGTTACTGTAAGTGATTCTACATCAGTGCTAAAATCTTTTTATCCAATTATTTTTACAGGATCAGCCATTGGAGTGCTAACACCCGGTAGTAAATTTTACATAAACACAATTATTGACGCAACTCACTTTACAGTAAGTCAGCCTAGTGCATTAATTACTACTAGTGCAACTGTTACTCGAGTTACAACTAATTTGATTACTGTAGCTTCTACAACAGGATTTGTTTCAGGAGCACCAATAGTGTTTATTGGAGCAACATTTGGTGGAATAACAGCAGAACAAACATATTATATTTCAGTTGTTAACAATGCTACAACATTCACAATATCAACAACCCCTGGTGGCGGTGCAGTTTTATTAACTAACGCTACTGGAACATGTATTGTTAAAACATTTAGCTCTGCGTTTACCCTAACAAGTGCTACTGGATCATTAACCGGTCAAAGCACAGGAACAAAAACAGTCTTCACATCTGGCTCAGGACAAATGACAGGAACTTTTAGCACTCCTACATTTGGCGGAGTTTCAGCTGGAACAACTTATTACATAAAGACTATTACTGTTGGATCACAAAATCAATTTACACTAGTTACTACTTCAGGCGGATCAACAAGTCCTGCTATAACAAGCGCAACAGGATCTATGTTGCTAGGAGAAGTAGGCTGGGATAATATTAATTCAGGAACACCGGATGCGGCGTTATTTGATTCTACTAGTGTGTATTATATTGAACCAAGAACAACCTACACTACTCCGGGATTTTCGTATACTACAATTGCATGGCCTACAGCACCGTCGGCAATAGCTTATGGAAATTCCATGTTTATGGGCATCTCTGCAAATGGAGTTAGTGCTTACTCAAGCGGAAATGCATCAACTTGGCAGACTATTCCATTGCCATATACTGCCGCATACTCTAGTCTTGCATATGGTAATAATTACTGGGTCGCAGTTTCATACGGCGGGTCAGGAAATTCAACAGCCATTTATTCTAATTCTGCAGGACAAAGTTGGTTACAATCTACATTGCCTTCTGCAAAAAACTGGTCAAGTTTAGCATTTGGTGGCGGAACATTTGTTGCTATTGCTAGCGGTGCTTCTTATAATCAAATAACTGCTACGGCAGCACCACAAGCTATTGCGTTATCTGGAGTTATTACAATTAACGGCAGTGGTGGAATTTTATTAGGAACTCCGACTACATTTACAGTAACAGGAGGCTCCACAATCACAGTTAGTGGCACAAATACTGGCACCGGGTCAATTACAGGATATAGCAATCCAACAACTTACTATATTCTTTCTACCCCAACTCCGACTACATCGACTTTTAGTATATCAACTTCAAGTGGAGGAAGTCCTGTTGGGTCATCAGTTGGTAATTTAACTGGTTTAACATTTACATATAACTATACTACTTCAGGAACTGGTTCAAAATTCACAGTTGGCGTTAAAGGAACAAGTTATAATGTATTTTTAGCGTCAGGTGGAACAGGATTTTCTATAGGTGATACTGTAAAAATTGCAGGAACATCACTAGGTGGAGCTACTCCTGCAAACGATTTATTAATAACAGTTACGGGTGTTACTGGAAGCATTATATCTGCATTTACATACACCGGAACAGCAGTTGCTGGTAGCAATGCCGCAAGTGCATACTCAACTACTTTAGGATCAAGCTGGTCAGCTGGCTCAGGATTGACATCGTCAATAGCTTGGTCAGCGATAGTATGGGGTGCAGGAAGATTTGTTGCAATAGCCACTGGTAGCAGAAATGTCGGATATTCAACTGACGGACAAACTTGGGTTGTAACTTCAAACGCATTACCAGTATCGTCTACTTGGGCTAGTATCGCGTTTGGAAAAAATATGTTTGTAGCAGTGTCTAGCACTAGCACTAACCCAGTTTGGAGTTTTGACGGAATTACTTGGTATAGTTCGCCCTATGCATTTGCTGCCAACACTATAGCTTACGGGCAAGGTGTTTGGGTAGCATTATCTTCTGGATCAAGTATTGGATATACATCTGAGGATGCTAGATTATGGAAATTTAGATCAGTATCAGCTGACAATTATACTCGACTAACATTTGGATATAAAGCAAGTGATTCGTCAGGGGTATTTTTATCAGCATCTTCAACTATTTTAGGTGAAAATATTATTGCTGGTTGCACAACCCAATCTCGCCCAGTGATAAGCGGCGGAGTTATTACAAATATAAGTATTTGGGAGCCTGGGTCTGGGTATGTATCAAGTCCAACTCTAACATATACTGATCCAAGTAACCTGTCTGATGCAGTATCAAATCATAGATTAGGCTATGGTGTATTAGCAAGCCCAACATTTATTAACAGAGGACAAAATTACAGCACAACATCTACGGCTATTACAATTACTGGTAATGGGTATGCAGATCAATTGCAAACTGGATTAAGTTTATATGTAAATCAACTTACATTATTGCCAAGTCCAGGAGATAACTTGACAATTGCTAACAATGGTCAGATTTATAAAGTAACAAACGCAACAGCGTTATATGGAACTACTGCACCAAATATACAAGCATTAATTAATATTTCTCCAGCATTAACAACTGCAAATAGCCCAGCACATTTGGCAGCAGTATCTATTAGAGAAAAATATAGTCAGGTTCGTTTAACTAATCATGATTTCTTATACATAGGTTACGGAAATCAAATTCAATCTAATTATCCAGGTATACCACAACCTGATGGAGTTGGAGATCCTTCAACACAACTTACTGTAAACAGTCAGACTCTCGAAGTTAATCAAGGTCGTGTATTTTATACATCAACCGACCAAGATGGTAACTTTGTAGTAGGTAACTTGTTCGGAGTTCAGCAGGCTACTGGTATTGTAACATTAAATGCTAGTCAGTTTGGACTAACTGGTTTAAGTCAGTTGAAACTAGGCGGAGTTTCTGTAGGTAATAACGCTGTTATTATCACATCATTTAGCACAGAACCGACTTTCTTGGCAAATAGTAATCAGATTCTGCCAACACAGAAAGCTGTTAAATCTTATATAGCAAGTAGATTGACGCAAGGTGGATCTAACACGTTTACTGGACAATTAATAGCTGGAACGGTATCAGTTGGAGGACCAAACTTTATTGCTTCAACAGTGCCAGCTGGACAAAGTGGGTCAAATGTTAAAATGTTGAATAAAGTCAATATTGCAGGAGCTCCGGGAACAGGACTACCATACGGTGTTGACGGAACTATGATGGCAGAATCTTACTTTATACATGCCGCAAATTACCGCGGTAATTTCTAAAAGTATGTAGATATTCAGTTAAGATAAATATAATATCAGAGGAATGGAAATAAAATGGCGCAATTTAAATTAGGTAGAATTCGATTTGTTTGGCAAGGTGCGTGGTCTACAGGCACTACATACGCAGTTGACGACGTAGTATCCGTTGGCGGTAAGAGTTACATTTGTCAAATTAATCATATCGCTTCGGCTACCTTTGTTTCTGATCTAACAGCAATACCCACTAAGTGGAATATTATTGCAGACGGAACAACTTGGAGAGGAAATTGGTCTCCACAAACACTATATAACGCTGGTGATGAAGTAAAATATGGTGGTATAGTTTATATTGCAACTACAGGACACACGTCTGCTAACAATACTGCAACAACTGTAACTATTACTAATTTAGATAATATATCACAACCTGGTTCTGTTATATTAAGTTATGCAACAACAAATCCAACCCCATTCCCAATTGGATCAACAATTACAGTTGCTGGCGCAAATGCAGGATATAACGGAACATACACAGTTACTAACTCGACAACTTCTACAGTAACTTATACCAACGCAACTAACACAGCATGGAACGGCCAAGGCACAATTTATTCTTATGGCGGTCTTGAAGCAAGTCAAAGCTACTGGAATCAATTTGCTCCATCGTTTGATTGGAAAGGCAACTGGACAGTTAGCACAAGATATAAAACAAACGACTTTGTTGCCTACGGCGGCTACGTATATGTTTGCGTTACACCTCACCAAAGTGCTTCAACAGTTACATTAGGTTTAGAAAATAATATCGGCAACTGGCAAGTATTTAATAATGGCATAATTTATTTAGGCACATGGAGCGGATCTTCAGTTAGATATCGTGTTAATGATGTTGTGAAGTGGGGATCAGATCTTTGGATTTGCACAGGATCTCATACTTCTACCGGAACTAGTTTAGATGTTACTAAATTTAGTATTTTTGTTAACGGTTTTGAATTTCAAAACTCATGGAGTAATTCTGCAAACTATGTAGTAGGCGATATGGTAACATATGGCGGCTACACATACACTTCTATACAAAATGGAGTTGGACATACTCCGACTTCTAGCCCAACATATTGGCAACCATTTACTACGGGATTCACTTTTTCAGGAGACTGGATAAGCTCAACAGCTTACAAAATTGGAACTGTAGTTAGATTAGGTGGTTATACTTACGTAGCAACAGCTGACAACACAAATCAAACACCAAGTTTATCATCTGCATATTGGTCAAAATTAAATGCAGGGTTTAACTGGACCAATAGTTCTACTACATATACAAATATAGCTGGAACTAACACAGCTGGAACTGGCGGTGGTGCAACTTTTGACATTACTTGTTCTAACACTGTTTATACAATTACATTACACAGTAGCATTTCAATGTCTGGATATGCTTCAGGCAACACTATTAAAATTCTTGGAACACAAGTTGGTGGTTTAAGCCCAAGTAATGATATTATAATAACAGTTACAAGTGCGCCAGGTGGTGCGATATCATCGTTCACTGTATCAGGTAGATCAGTAACATGGGTATCAGGCGCATCTTATTATCAAGGAGACGTTGCATTTTTTGGTTCTAGTAGCTATATCTGTATTCAACCTCATACATCTGCATCAGGAAACAGACCAGATGCTGACACAACTGGTTCATATTGGAACGCTATCGCAGTTGGAACTGAATCTGCCGCACTAACTACTACAGGTGATTTGTTATATTATGGTGCTAACGGCCCAACACGTTTGCCAGTAGGAACAGAAGGTCAAATTTTACGCTCAACAAATGGTTATCCTGTATGGGCTAACTATGGTTTAATCAACAACTTAGTATATGTTGGTCCATTAGGTGTTGATATCCCAGCACCAAACTATGGACTAACTATTGACAAACCTTGGAAAACTGTTAGATATGCTTGCTATCAAATCGAACAAGGATATTTAAATCCTAACGCTAAGTCATTGTTAGTTCGCAACAAACAGTTTGTAATGAAAGAAGTAAACAGCTATCTTTCATATACTTTCCAATCAACTGTAACAGGATTTAATACTGGTAATTACCAATTTGCTTGCACATCTACTGCATCATTTAATGTCGGAATGCCAATAACATTTTCTGCATCTCAAGGTGGAGTAACTGCTGGAACAGTTTACTATATTAATACTATTCCTGATGCTACACATTTTACAATTAAAGCAACTTACACAGGTGGAATTTTTGCTTTAACAGGATCTTTTAGCAGTAATTTTACAGTTAATTTTTACTACGATCAAAGCAAAGCTGAAAGAGATGCCGGCTTAACTTACGAAGGTGTAGTATACGATTTAACTCGTGGCGGAACATTGAAAACAGTTACCAATGCAAAAGCATTTTTCACTGTAGCAGGCAATACATATATTACTACTAACACTGGTCGCCAAATTACACAATTTATTGCGGCTCAAAATTACATAGCAAACACATTGCTACCGGCAATTTTAAGTAATACTCCTCCAGTAAATAACTATCAAATTTTAGCAGGTGTTACTTCAAGCAACCAAGCACAACAAATTATTGACAATACTATCACGGCTGAAACTACGGCATTGACATATTGCCAATCACTAGTAAGCATTGTAACTGCGGCAATGACAGCTGGATCAGCAACATCGATTCCAACACCGTTCCAACCTAATACTACAATTGATGTTAAAACTGGAACATATAACGAAGTTCTTCCTATTGTTATTCCAGAGAATACTGCATTAGTAGGTGACGAGCTAAGAACTAGTGTTGTTCAACCAGCAGCCGCAGTTCAAAATCTTGTAAACGATGTGCCTAAGACAACTAGCGCATTAAATCGAATCAGTGCAATATTGCCAAACTTACTAACAAATCAAGCTGTTACTCCTACATCGGGTAACACTACAGCTCAAGTGTTTTTAGGTTTCCCAGGCGCAACAAATACAACTGCTACAACTACTGTAGGAACTAACTCTGCAATAATTACAAATATTATTAAAAGCGGTGTCGGAGCCGCTCCAGGTTTTAGTTTTACTAATCCTACTGGATACAACACATCTTATCTAGTTGGGTATGGTGACGGTAAAGCACAAATGGTTAATAACTATGCGTTCTTAAAAGCTGAAATTTCAGCTTATTTGGCATTTAATTATTCAACTATTTGGTCTGCATTTGGTTCAACTGCACAAACGCAGACAACACGTGATGTTGGATATATTTTAGATGCAATTCAATATGACATGACATATGGCGGTAATAGACAAACTATTATTGCAGCCAATGCTTATTCATCATTAGGAACCGCTCAGATTAGAACTGCTTGGCAAGCCGCAACTTTAGCCGCGTTGACTCGATTAAAAACAGTGTTAGGACAAGTAATTGTTACTACAACTGTAACTCCAACAAGCGGCAACGTTACTAGTCAAGTAACTACTGGCACCCCAGGTAGTGCAGGCTCTGCAACATTTGCACAGGCACGTGTTCAAGAAATCTATGATGCAGTTAACGGAACTATTGATGCTTCGATTGCCGCAAGTTCAACTTGGGTTTCAGCTTTTGCAACATCAGCTAACCAAGTAATCATTGCACAAAAGAGCAATATACAAAATGCCGCAATGAACTGGGTTCTTGATAATTATGCAAGTAGTGCAATTAGTGCTTCTTTAACTTATCGTGATGCTGGATTAATTGTTGATGCACTACAATATGATTTGTTGTTTGGAACTAATGCCAACTCAATCATTGCTGGCCGTGCATACTATAGAAATGACGCATCTGCACAAGCATTATTAGCAAACGTTAATAATGAATTATCAGCAACACTAGGCGCAATTGGAATAGTTACTAACGAAGTAAAAGATGCTGTATCAACAATTAGTATAGCAACTAATAATGTTACTAACATTATTAATAATGGAGTATCGGCAGCACCAGCATTTTACTTTACTAATCCTACCGGATACAACACTTCGTTCCTTGCAGGATACGGTGATGGTAAAGCTCAACTAGTGCAAAATTATGCCTTTATGCAAGCTGAAATTTCTGCCTATTTGGCACTTAACTATTCAGCAATATGGACAGCGTTTGGTTCAACTGCACAAACACAGACAACACGCGATGTTGGTTATATTTTAGATGCAATTCAATATGACATGACATATGGAGGTAATAGACAAACCATTATTGCAGCCAATGCCTATTCATCATTGAGCACTCCTCAAATTAGATCAGCATGGCAAGCCGCAACATTGGCTGCTCTTGCTAGATTGAACACAATTGTTGGACAAATTGTTCAGGCGCAAACTGTCACTAAAACAACAACTGGCTCTTTACCTAATACACAAACTCAGCTAACAACAGGCGCTGCCGGTCTTCCAGGCGCTGCCACGTTTGCTCAAGCTCGTGTCCAAGAAATTTATGACGCAGTTAACGGAACTATTGATGCTTCGATTACTGCCAGCACAACTTGGGTTAATTCAAATATTGTAAATGCGTTCAACGCACTACAAGCAAAGAAATCTATTATACAAGCTGCCGCTCAAAATTATGTAGCAACAACATATCCGTCATCGGCAATTAGCTATCCTTTAACACAACGTGATGCAGGATTAATAGTTGATGCATTGTCTTATGATACATTATATGGCACAAACTTTAATGGTATTGTTGCAGGCCGTGCATATTATAGAAATGATGCATCTGCACAAGCATTGCTAGCTAATACAAATAACGAATTAACTGCAACATTAGGTGCAATTGCTCTTGTTCAAAATTTATCAACAGGTGTAACAACAGGTATTACCGGTGATGTCGGTAGCACTACTGCTGTTGCGAAAGCTCAAAACAGTGCTAAAGTATTGTATGATGTATTTGCTAACGGTCTAAGTAATTTACCAACACTAGTTCAACCTGATCCAACAGGATATGGCACAACTTTAACTAATTCTGCGTGGGCCGCAACTGGTAATACTAGCGGATCAACAGTTGGTTACAACAATGGCCGCGCACAAATACTACAAAATTATGCTTTCATCAAAGCAGAAATTGCGGCATATCTAAATACAAATTATAGCGGAGTATGGACTACATTTGGTGCTACAAATCAAGCAGAGACATTAAGAGATACTACATATATTCTTGATGCAATACGTTATGATTTAACATACGGCGGAAACCGTATGGCATTGATTACTGGTAGTGCATATTATTCAAACTATATTAATCAAATTGTAACAGCATATTTGCCAGCAACACTTGCTGCCTTGGCAAGATTGCAGACTATCCTTGGTCAAATTGTTCAAGGAACATCTGTAACACCTTCAAGCGGTAACGTTACTAGTCAAGTAACTACAGGTAGCGCAGGAACAGCAGGCTGTGCCGCGTTTGTTCAAGGGCTTGTCCAAAATGTAATTAACTGGATTAACAACGGTGCAAGTGATACAGCAGTATTACCTTACATCGGTTGGGCAAGCAGTGATTTACAAAATGCATTTGCCGCAGTTCAAAATAAACGTAGTGAAATTGCATCTGATGCAACTGCTTGGATACAAAAATTCTATCAATCTGTATCGTATAATATTACAACATCAACACGTGATGCAGGTTTAATTGTTGATGCAATTTGCTACGATATGATTAACGGTGGAAACTTTAATGCTATTAAAGCAGGTTCAAGATTCTACAGCAATGTAACATCTACTAAGACTGTGTTAAGCACAGAATTGTCTGCTTGCTTAGGTGCAGTTAATTTTATGAAATATAAGATTGCAAAAATTGCCGGATCAGGCAGTGTTGCAACTTCTCAAAATATTATTAGCGATATTACACAATATATTGGTGGCTCTGGAAGAGTTGGAAACATTATGGTGCCAACTGCAACTGCTATTTCTAGCACGTATGCCGCAGCCGCACAATTAATATATGATAATAAACCTTTTATTAGAGCTGAAATACTTGCATATATTTCATCGGCATATCCATCATTACAGTATAATTCTACTACATGTGATCGAGATGTTAGTTATATTTTAGATTCATTGGTATTTGATCTTCGAGTTGGCGGAAATTGGGCAACAATTAGTGCAGGTTCTGCTTATCAAAGTGCATTATATGGTTTAGAAATTTCATCAACTGAGACAACTGCAACTGTAGACGCATATGGATATTTAAAAACTCTAGTTCAAGCTATTGCTACTAATAGTGTAGCAGGAGGTTCAAGTCCTTATCAAGCTACAGTAACTCAAGTTCGTGCTGACACATTACAAACAGTTGGAAATGCAGGATCTGCATCAGCTGTTGGCGCACTAGTTGACATTATTACTAACATTATCAGTGCTATAAGTTTAAATGCTGGCGTTCCACAAGTTACAATTACTATAATTGCAGGAACAACAACATTTACAACAAGCTCTGCACACGGATTAAGTATTGGTGATGCTGTTGTTCCTCAGTCAACTGCAAACGGTTTAGTAGCTGGAACATGGTATTATGTTGCTAGCACTCCTCTAACAACTACATTTACATTGTCAGCAAGTTATGGCGGTGTTACATTAACATCATTTACTAACGGAACAGGTTTATCTATTGCGGCTGGAAAAATTAATCTTCCATCTACCGCAGGAGTAAGTGCAGCCAATTTAAGTTCATACCAAACATTGTCAGGTATTAAATCAACCCTACAAAGTTTAGTGTCAACATTTATTACAACTAATTACCCAACATTAACTTATAACTCAGCATATTGCTTGAGAGATATCGGTTATGTTGTTGATATGGTTGGATTTGACATGATGTTGGGTAGCAATTATTTGTCACAACGAGCCGCAATGAGCTATTTCCAAGCTCAGGCAGCCAAAGCAATTGGTGTGCAAAAGAGAGCCACAGTTCAAAGTTATCGATATTTGTCAACTCAGTTAATTAGCGCAGTGTCTGCAACTAACACAACTGCAAGTAATGCAATTAACTTGTTAATGACAAACTTCATTAACATAGTAACTGGTGGCATCAATGAAATAACAGAAGTAACAGGAACTGTTACATATAACAACACACTAGGCACAATTAATGGAGCTGAAATACTTAGAGCAAATACTGCTTTCTTAGTTAATGAAGCAACTGCATGGATTAGTTCAAAGTTTGGCGGAGCACTTGCATCTATAAGTGGACTAGGAGTTACTACAACATCTGCTCATAATTTATTAGCAGGCGATCCAGTTGTGTTTAATGGAATTAGCAATGGCGGAATTACTGCCGGCCAAGAATATTGGGTTTTAGCAGTTCTTAGCCCAACTTCATTCTCTATAACATCAACATATGGAGGAACAACATCAGTTCCGTTAACTACTGTTAGCTCTCCAAGCCTAACAGCAGTTTATTATTTTAATGTTTCATCATGCCAACGTGATATGACTGAATATGTTAAGGCATTAATTTACGATCTTCAGTATCCAGGTAACTATAAAGCATTGCGTGCCGCAAGATTGTATTTAAATGCAGTTCAAGGCTCGCAATTATCAGACATGTTCTATGTAAGACAAAGTTGTGGCGTTAGAAACATGACTTTGAATGGTTTGAACGGGGACTTAACTCAAGTAAATTCATACGGGACACGTCGTCCAACTGCTGGCGCTTACACATCATTAGATCCAGGATTTGGTCCAAATGACAGCAATGTATGGATCAATACACGAAGCACATACTGCCAAAACGTTTCATTGTTTGGAACAGGTTGCACAGGTATGAAGATTGATGGTGCTTTGCATCAAGGCGGTAACAGATCTATTGTTGCTAACGACTATACAACAATTTTATCAGATGGTATTGGTGTATGGTGCACAGGACATAGCGCACTAACTGAGTTGGTTTCCGTGTTCTGTTACTATAGCTATTCAGGTTATTTGAGCGAGTTAGGTGGACGTATTCGTGCAACAAACGGTAACAGCTCTTATGGAACTTGGGGTGTTATTGCCGAAGGCACAGATACACAAGAAACTCCATTGTATGCTAATTTAAATAACCGTGCGGCGCAGGCCTACGTTACTAATGTGTTTACAGATTCTGTAAACTACGTATGGCGTATGGAATATGAAAATGCTGGTAGTGGTTATACAAATGCTACAACAGCAGTTAGTGGCGCAGGATATAATGTTTATGCAACACAAGACGAATTCCGTGATGCTAGTGTATTCGAAACTAGAATTATTGATCCATTAAATTCTGGATCAAGCGGCGGTGTTGCTTACGGCCAAGCTATTAATGCAGGCCAGGGCGGAACATTATATCAAATTACTATTGCCGCAACTGATATTGCGTTAAGCACTGCTTATGTAGGAATGAGAATTGTTATTACAGGCGGAACTGGTGTTGGACAATTTAGTGGAATTTTAAGTTACAGTAACGGAACTAAAGTTGCATTAGTTTACAAAGAAAGTTTTACAACTTTACAAGTAACTGCAACTACTATAACTAACAATTTACTAACAGTTGCTAGCACAACTACGCTAACACCAGGCATGGCAATTTATTTAGATACAACTATAAACGGACTAAGTGCAAATACATTGTATTATATTAATAGTGCTAACTTTAGTTCAACACAATTCCAAATATCGCTAACATCTGGCGGATCAGGAACTGCTGTAAATATTACAACAACTGGTTCAGTTAGCATTAATTTATATGCGGCTGGATTTGATCATGTAGTTCCAGGAACAGCTAGTGTTACTCCATTAGACTTAACTACAAACTATATTATTGAACCAAAGATCTCTTATACTGCTCCTGGCTATACTGCAACATCACGCACATTGCCTGCTACTGCTACTTGGGGACAAGTTACATACGGCAACGGAAGATATGTTGCTGTAGCAACTGGATCAACTGCAACTGCATACTCACTTGATGGCAAAACTTGGACTTCAGGTGGCGCCGCAACTGGGTTGTCTGGCACATTGGCAAACAGAATTGTATATGGCGGAGGCTATGGTGCAACTGCAACTGTAACTATTGGCGGTTTAGGCGGATCGGGTGCTGTATTGACTGTAACTTTAGGTGTTGCAAACTCTACAGGGGCTCCTGGTCCAGATCAAGTTGCAAGTATTACTGTAGTAAATGGTGGATTTGGGTATACAAGTCCACCGACTATTGTTATTGCACCGACCGGAGTTACTGGTTCTAATGCTACTGCTACTGCTACAGTATTAAATGGAATTATTCAAGCAGTAACAGTTACATCAAACGGTTCAGGTTACACTGGTGCTACTGCAACAGCAGTAACAAGTGAAGTATCATCATTCAATGTTACTGCATATGGTTACGGTTATAACAGCGCACCTCAAGTAACAGTAAGCCCTCCAATTGCAGGAGCAACTGCTTGGACTTCAAGCGGAACTGCAACACAGGGAACTTACTACACTTATTTAGGTAATTTCTACTTAGCTACAAGTAATGGAACATTTACTACTACAGGACCATCATTTACATCTGGTTCTAATACAAACGGAACTGTATCTTTGACTTATGTTGCAACAACTGCAACAGGAACAGCAGTTCTTACTAACTATGGAGTAGGAAGTATTACATTAGTTAACGCAGGTTACGGTTATACTACAACGCCGACAGTTACTATTGCAGATAATAGTGCTAAATTTGTTGGAATTAGTGCAGGTTCTACTGCAACAGCATATTTGCCAGCATGGTCTAGCGGTGTAGCAGTTGCTCCAGCAACAGCATGGACTGCCGGTAATGCATTACCTGCTTCAACATTTGCTTCATTAGCATACGGATTAGGTGTGTATGTTGCAGTTGGTGGCGCATCAAGTGCCGCTAGTAGTAATGACGGAGTTTCATGGACTAGCAGAACTATTCCAACTTTAGGAGCAGGCACTTATTCATCAGTTACATGGGGTGCTGGTTCTTATCAACAGTTTACCGGTGGAACTTATGTAGCAATTGCAACTGGAACAAATGCTACGGCATATTCTTATAATGGTGCAAGTTGGACAGCTGGTGGTAATTTACCACAATCTACAACATGGACTAGCGTTGCATACGGCAATAATAGATATGTTGCAATTGCTAGCAATCAGCGATATGTAGCTTATTCATTAAATGCCGGACAATCATGGACACAAGCTCCAGTGGGATTGCCAAGTGCCGCAAACTGGACACAAATATCATATGGTCAAGGATTATTCTTTGCAGTTGCAAGCGGAACTAACGTGGCAGCAACTAGCCCAGACGGTATTACTTGGACCAGCGTTGCAATGCCATCAAGTAGCAACTGGAATAGCGTTGCATTTGGAAGTATTCCAAACTTAACTATCGCTGGCAATAGCCCATTATGGGTTGCAGTAAGTGCAACTTCTGGACAAGTTGGCGCTTCTATGCATACTGGTGCAACTGCACAAGGTCGTGTAAAAGTTGGTAGCGGCATTATTACTGAAACTCGCATGTGGGAACCTGGATCTGGTTATCCAAAAGGTCTAGTCAGTGCAACTACTTATGTTGCAGGAAAAACAGTAACAGTTGCATCAAGTGCTACTACCGTAATTACCTTATCCTCTGCGGCATCGCTAACACAAGGTCAAGCAATTAGTTTTGCTTCAGCATTTGGTAACGTATTAGCTAATACAACTTATTATGTTTATGCAACTACATCAAGTAGCACAAGTTTATCAATTACAACTTCATATTTAGGTGTAACTGCATTTACAGTTGGGTCAGCATCTAGTGTAAGCATTACTGGAACTGCAAGCGCATTGAATACTATTACTGTAGATAATACAGAGAATATTATTGCAAATCAACCAATTGAATTCCAAAGTTGCACAGCAGGCGGATTAGTAGCAAATACTACTTACTATGTAATTGGATCAACTATTACATCTACTAGCTTCCAAATTCAAGCACAAAGCGGAACTGGAATTCCGTTTACAGTAACACCTGCAACAGCTATCGGCGGAACATATACATGCGCACCAATTTATACAATTGGCGACGTTAACCACACAACCGCAGTTAGCTTACGTGTAAGAACAGGTGATGGCGCTTTAGGAAATCCAAGTTTTATTAATCGTGGAACTTTAAATACTACTGCTACTGCCTTAATTACTGGTGACGGTTATGCAGATTTGTATCAATCTACAAACTTTATTAGTGTAAGTAATTTATTTGCAATGCCACAAGCTGGTGCTAATATTGTGTTTGGATCAATATCTGGAGCATGGTATAAATTAGTTACAATTAGCAATATTTTAGGTATTGCTGGTAACTATACCGCAGTATTCCAAATTAGTCCAAGTTTAACAGTATACAATGCACCTCCACACAACACCTTAATGACTACTACAATTAAGTATAGTCAGACTCGTTTAACAGGACATGACTTCTTGTATATCGGAACTGGTAATCAGGCGCTGACTAACTATCCGTTTGTTATTCCAACTAATGCTATACAATCAAATCAAACTAGTGGAACAGGTGGTGGGCGTGTGTTCTTTACAAGCACTGACCAAGACGGTAACTTCAACGTTGGTAACTTGTTCGGAGTTCAACAGGCAACTGGAACTGCTACATTAAATGCCAACGCATTTAACTTGTCAGGATTGCAAAGTTTGACATTGAGCGGTTTATCGTTAGGTGTAGGATCAGCTACAATTACCCAATTTTCAACTGATCCTTACTTTACAGCGAATAGCGATAACGTTTTACCAACGCAAAGAGCTATTAAATCATATATTACTGCCCAAATTGGTGGCGGACAATCTACTTTGAACGTAAATACATTAACGGCTGGTGTAGTGTATATTGCTAATAATACGATTTCCACAACTAGTGGCGGGCAGTTGAATGTAACAGCAAAGATGAATTTTACAGGTGGTATTGACGGGGCTCCCGTTGCACTTGGATTCTTCTTACAAAGATAATGGAGAAATAAAACATGGCAACAGGAAGATTAGGAACCACAACAATTACAACTATAAATACTAACCAGACAGCATACACTGTGCCGACTGGTTATTATTCAGTGTTTAACGTGTCGTTCACAAATACAAGCGCGACATCAATTACAATTAAATTGGCATTGTCGTTGGTAACAAGTCCGTCAGCTTCTGAATATTTAGAATTTCAAACAATCATCGTTCCTTATGGTGTGTTTGAAAGAACAGGTTTAGTGGCAAATGCTGGTATTAACGTTATCGTGCAAGCTAGTTCGACTAGCTGTAACGTGAATGTTTACGGTATTGAAACATCAACATCATAAGGATTAGAGAGAACTATGGCACGCTATAATACAGTATCGTTATTTTTAACAACGTCTGGCACTACGACCATGACGTATGCTATTAATAATAGCTTTATGACCATTACTGGTTCACCTGGAATAACGCTTACCCTAGTTAGTCCAGTTTATACAGTTGGTTATACACAGACATTTTACAATGCAACTGGTGGTGCAATAACAATTGCAACTCCGGCTGGTAATATTCAAGGTAATAATTTTACGGCAGCAACTAGCCAAGCAATGCCGGCAAACACTACTTATTCAGTTAGTAGTGACGGAACAAACTACTATATATTAATTAACACTGGTGGTGCGCTTAGTGTTCTTAATGGTTTAACTGCTGATACTTTAACAGTTTCAACAACTGCTACAATTAGTCCAAGCGGAAACGTAACTGTTAAACCATCTGGCACATTTACTTTAGCTCCAACCTCAACTGGTGCAATATGTAACGTTTCAATTGGTAGTGCGCAACCAGCAAGTGGTGCATTTACTACATTAACAGCTAACAGCGCATCAACATTTACTGCTGGAACTGCTTCAACTGGAACTGGTTCTGGAACAGTTGTTATCACTGGTGGTTTAGGGGTCAGCGGTGCAACATACGGTGCTTGCATTTATGATAACAGTGCTCGTGTGCTTACTAGTGTAACAGTCAGCCCAGGCACAGGTATTAGTGGCGGCGGCACAATGACTGGTCCAGTTGCTAGCGTAACATTAAACAACACTGGTGTGTTAAGTTTAACAGGCACAAGCGGTCAAGTTTCGGTTAGTGCATCAACTGGTAATATTACTTTAACTTTACCACAAACAATTTCAAGCGGTGCGGCACCTACATTCTGTGGCGGTAATTTTAGTTGCATTCCAAACGGTGCATTAATTAACAACTCAATTACAGTTTCAGCTGGAACTGGTTTAGGAGGCGGTGGAACCGTAGCTTTAGGCAGTTCAGTAACACTGACAAATGCTGGTGTTACAAGTTTGTCAGGCACAGCTAACCAAGTTTCAGTTAGTGCATCTACTGGCGGCGTTACTATTAGTTTGCCGCAAAACATTAATAGCGGTGCAAGTCCTACATTTAACGGATCAAACTTCTCATGTATTCCTGCTGGTAACTTATGCGGATCTACTTTAAACAGCCAAGTTACTGCTTCAAGTTTAACATCGTTAGGAACACTAACAGGTATGTATTCAACTGGTTGCGTGTGCGTAGCTAGTAACTTTATTGCACAAGGTTTGATGTATACCGGTAACTGCTTCTGTTCAGCAGGCGCAGGCTTAATTAATAACTTGTATTCACCAAACTGTTTCTGCGTAGGCGGTTCAGCAATTATTGCTGGTAACACAATCATGTATGGAGCACTAACAGTTTGCGGACAAATTTCTTATCCGCCTCCTCCAACAGGATCTTCATTATATGAAGGTTCTAGTTCAAGCACAAACGGTGGAACACAAGCATATACATGGTATGCACCTACTGGTGTTACCTCAGTATCTGTGTTAACAATTGGTGCTGGTTCAGGCGGTTACTATGGCTGGGCATCATGTGGTGGCGGTGGTGGTGGCTTATCATATTCAAATGGTGTTGGTGTTAGCCCAGGATCAGGTTATACAATTCAAGTTGGTAACGGCGGATGCTGGAGCCAATCAGGTGGCGGATATTCATGTTTCCCAGGTGTATTAGCAGGTGGCGGACAATGCGGATGCTGTGTAGGTTGTGGATGTATTGGTGGCCCTGGTGGCCCTGGAACAGTTGCTTACCCTAACACTGCTGGCGGTGGTGGCGGTGGTGCTGGATATGGTCCAAATCAGTGCTGGTCAAATAATTCTGGCTATACTGGATGCTACGGTGGCGGTGGATCAGCTACATCGCACCATAGTTCAACTTATGGAACTGGTGGTGGCGGTGGAACTGGCGCTAACGGTCAAGGATCAAACGGAACTTGCGGACGTCCAGACTACGGTCATGGTAACGGATCAGGCGGTGGCGGCGGATCAGGCGGAACTTGCGGATATCCTGGCGAGCCATGGTCTAACGGTCAAGGACACGGCTACAATTGTGGTGGAAACTACGGTGGCGGCGGTGGCGGCGGTGGCACATCACACGGTGGTGGATACGGCGGCCGTGGTGCAGTCCGTATTTTATGGCCTGGATCAACTAGAAGCTGGCCATCAACTGGAACTGGTAGCCCTTAATTTTATAACTAAACGGAGAATTTTTAATGCTTTATATGTATGTAGATCAAAATGGAGACCCTACCGGTCTTCCATTAATACAATCAAACGTAGAAGACTTGCTTGGGACACGGATTATTACCCCAGAGCTTTTAAAAGAACATAATCTAGCAGAGATTATAAATTGTTACGATTGTCGTCCTGCTGAATACCAAGTTGCTACTAAAGGTGAGATTGTAAAAAATGCCGATGGTAATATAGAGCAATTATGGGATGTTCGAGAAATGACTGACAAAGAAAAAGTCAGAACATGGATTGAAGGTGCTAGATTTTTTAAATTGCTTAATAGTGATTGGACTCAATTAGCAGACTGCCCGTTAAGTGCAGAAGAAAAAGCGGCCTGGGCCACTTATAGACAAGCGTTACGAGACATAACGGATAACATTGATCTTCCAAATTTAAAAAGTCATATAGCAGTTCCATGGCCAACCCCGCCATCTACAACTAGCCGTTGGACTCCAAGTTTAGATGAACCGCCAAATCCGTCAACTGCAAACGTATTTGTTAATATGGGTGTAGGAAGGATATAAAAAAAAGGGCTATTAAAGCCCTTTTTTAACGACTGATAAAATGAAACGGGCATTTAGATTTTTCGTTTCGATCGATCATTTTTTTGTGCCACGCTAGATTTTTTTCAAATTTATTAGTAGTGCCATACTCAAATCTCATCTTGTTATACTCACTAGTTTCTATTAAATGATTTTTAATAACTACTTCTTTTTCAGATAAAGGAGTAATGTGTGCAATAGGTTGCCCGGCTTCTATAACAAATCTATAGTCATGTTTAGGATGAATCATTATGTTAATATTAGTAGTCAATTGATACTTGTAACTTACTACTCCTGGTAATACAGTATAATCACTAACAGCACTCATATTCCACGTTGGCTGAGTAAATGACCAATACACATTATCTTTTGTTTTTAGGAACCAAGGACTTTCAAATTTAATATGAAAGTGTCCATTCTCAACAGGTAGAAATCCTGCCCATTGATGTGGATCATGACTTTGCGCGGGAGTAATATGGTCTGCAAATTGCCAGTTACATTCTCTGCTAGTAATGTGTATAGCAACATCTGACCACATAGGTAACATCACACCATGTTGAAAACTATCAATTAACCCGGGACATCCTTTCATTGTAGGTTGCTCGCCGAGTGTATTGTTTAAACTAGGGTTTTGTGTATTATATGTTTTTGGTAATTTTTTCCACCAGTCCGGGTAATGCTTATTAGCATGTTCGATCGGAGAATATTTACAAACGTCTGGTCGGTCTGTAAAACAATCTAATACTATTTTGTTTCGTTTAAAAAAGAACAAGTTATTCTCCGTTTACAAACCGAAGATTTCCTGATATAGAAATTCGGTATTCGTCTGAAGAATAAAACGGGTTTACGCTATGTGCTAGTGTTGACGGAAATAGTGCTAGTCGTCCTTCCCAGGTGCTGTCAACTGGTAAAACAAGACTACAAAATTGTCCTAAAATATTAACATAGTGAAACGTAAATTTTGATGTTCTTGGCCCACCGCTGTTTACTGTAGGAAACACAGCATCTTCGTCTTCTAACTTGTATGGAATTTTCATCCAAATAACAAAACTCAACACTCCTGTATGCAAGTGAGGAGGATTAAACTCATGTTTCTTCTGATAGTTAACCCATAATTCTGTTAATTCTAGTTTATGATTTCCGACATGACTTCCGAATGTTTGATAATACTGATATCGATCTTCATATGCCTGCGCCATTTGAAGCATAAAAGGTTGTAAAAACTCTATCATGTCATCCATTTTGTATTCTTTTTCCATATGCCCTAATAAGTTTTTATTATTAGGGACAGATTTAGAAAAATTTTCATTTTCTATTTTATTAAGATAATCACGTAACGGATTTAACACCGACTTTGGTAGATTACATGTTAATACACCAAAGTTAGGAGGGCTGTTAAAATCTACGATTGTTTCTTCTATCATGTTATTTCCAGTAGTTAACTATATATCTGTTGACCCGCTATCAAGAAATAATCTTGGTTGACAAAAGTTAGATAATTAAGTTATAATGTTACATAGGGATCGAGATGCCAAAAAAAATTGAAAAAGTTGTTATTGTAGGTGGTGGATCTGCTGGCTGGATGTCAGCGGCGCATCTTATTAAATTCTTTCCAAATTGGAATATAACTGTTGTTGAAAGTCCAGATATTCCCATTGTCGGCGTAGGCGAAAGCACCTTAGGACAAATTCGTAATTGGACCAATGCGCTAGGGATCGATGAAAACGATTTTATGAAGCATACAAATGCATCATATAAGATGAGCATTAAATTTACTGATTTTTATAATAAAGATGCAGGATCGTTCCACTATCCTTTTGGAATCCCAGTGTTCTATGATGCGCCAGAAGAACTACTAGAATGGCAAGCTAAAAAAGTAGTGTATCCGGATACGCCTGTTGAAGACTACGCCAGGACGTATTATCCAATAATGCCTCTTGTTGAGAATAACAAATACACTAAAAATGAAGACGGCGACTTAGACGGGTTTAGAACTGATCTTAGCGTTGCGTATCATTTTGATTCTGCATTGTTTGGCCAATGGCTTAAAACACACTTTTGCTTGCCAAAAGGTGTAAACAACATACGACAAACTGTAGTGAATATCCCAACGGACGAGAATGGTATTAAACATTTAGAACTTAACAACGGAGAAATTGTTACAGCTGATTTGTTTATTGATTGCACAGGATGGAAAAGTTTACTTTTAGCAGAAACATTAAAAGAGCCATTTATATCATGGAATGACACATTGCCTAACAATAAGGCATGGGCTACGCAAGTTGATTATAAAAATATAGAAAAAGAATTAGAAGGTTATACTAACTGCACTGCTATCGGAAATGGGTGGGTTTGGAATATACCACTATGGAGCAGATTAGGAACTGGCTATGTATATAGTGATAAATTTATCAGTGACGCTGATGCATTAGAAGAATTTAAACAACATCTTATGAGTGATAAGATGACTATTCCTCGAACTCGAGAAGAAGTCGATTCTTACTCATATAGAAATATTACTATGCGTGTAGGTATACATGAACGCACATGGGTAAAAAATGTAGTTGCTATTGGTCTTAGTGCCGGATTTATTGAACCACTAGAAAGCAATGGATTATTCACTGTTCATGAATTTTTATCTTCGTTAGTTAATACCCTTGAAAGAGATTATGTTACTCAATGGGATAAAGATGTGTATAATACTGCGTGTAAAGCTATGTATACTAATTTTTCTGAATTTGTAGCATTACATTATGCATTAAGTGTTAGAGATGACACACCTTATTGGAAGGCAGTAACTAGTAAGACTTATAGTTATGATCTAGTTCATAGAATTCCAACCACACATGTGGGATTTACAGATTTAGCAGATCGTAAATTATTTAAATTTGCACACGAAGGTGGTGGCGGCATTCATTGTATTGCTACTGGTATGCATTATTTTGTATTGCATAGACAAAATTTAATGTATGCCGAAAACCATAGACAAGTTGATCCAAAATTAAGATGTGACGAGTTTGTTTTTAGAAGAAAATTCTTACAACAAAAATGGCAAGCAGTTGCAGATCGGTCTCCAACAATTTATCAATATTTAAAAGACAATATTCATAATGAATAAAATGTATCCTTTATTTCCGCAAGCAGTTTTTACTGCGGAAACATCGCGACCTAGATTTAATGATGTTATTGAATTTTGCAAAACATTAGAATATGGGCCAAATGGTGGTGGCAATTTTACAAGTTTAAATACAGATATTTTATCTCATCCTATGTTTGCTGAAATAAAATCTATGATTGAATCAGCTATACAAGAATACACTACAAACGTAATGGAGTGGAAGGCTAATTTTTATATAATTCAATCATGGATTAATAAAAATCCCCCTAAGACTGCTCATCATGAGCACTATCACGCTAACAGTTTTATTAGCGGAGTCTTTTATCTTAAGCCATTAAGTCCTGATTTTTTATCGTTCGGCAGTGGACGACAGTTGACTCTTGCTCCTCCTACAGTAAATTTTAATATGTGGAACAGTCAAAAATATGATTTGCCTCTTAGTGATAATATGATTGTGTTATTTCCATCTACGTTATTACATAGTGTTGGTGAAAATCGCACTTCTGAAGATCGTATGAGTTTAGCGTTCAACGTATTTTTAGAAGGTGTGCTAGGTGCAGAAAAAATAACTAGCCAATTACGATTAACTAAAAAGGTTATGGCATGAGTGACATTTATCCATTGTTTTCTACACCTGTCTTTAAGACACATTTTGATAGGCCTCCAATTGACGAATTAATTAATTATTGTAAAAGTTCAGATACTAGGGTAAACAAAGGTGGCAATTATACTAGTTTAAACAACTATGCATTGGACAATCCTGTATTTGCTGAATTGAGAACATTTATCGAAAATGCCATTAATGAATATGCCGGTGCAATGGAGTGGCAAAATGAATTTTATATTACACAATCATGGTTTAACGTAAATCCTTCTGGAACAGCGCATCATGAACACTATCATTTAAACAGTATAGTAAGCGGAGTTTTTTATCTTACAGCAGGCTCTAACGATTTTCTAACGTTTCATAGCGGAAATAGGCCTTCAATTGGGTTAACTACTAATTCGTTTAATATGATGAATGCACCTTCCTGGGACTTAGAAGTAGCTACAAATGATCTTGTATTATTTCCGTCGTCAGTGTTGCATAGCGTTAAACCAAATAAAGAAAAATACGAAAGAATTAGTTTAGCATTTAACACTTTTGTTAAAGGCACACTAGGATTAAATGAAAATTTAACACATTTAAAATTATAAAGAGAAAATATGAATAGAAATACTGCGTTTGTAATCAATGGTGGGGCTGGCAGAGTAATGTGTGCGATCCCTGCATTAGAAATGTATGAAAAAGAACATCCAGAGGATGATTTTATAATCGTCGTTGAATTTTTTATTGATTTATTTAAAGGTCATCCTACCCTATATAAGAGATGCTATGACCATCATCACAGACATTTATATGAAGATAAGCTAAAAAACATGAATGTTTATTTTCCAGAATGTTATCATGTCTGGGAATATTTTAATCAGAAAGCATCTATTAGTCAGGCATTTGATATTTTGATTAATAAACAAGGTATTAGAAAATTACCTATACCTACACTATCACTAAGCAACGAAGAATTACAAGGCGGTGCAGAAACTATTAAAACAATTAAGAAAGATTTTCAAAATAAAAAAGCAGTTGTGTTCCAACCATTCGGCCGAGGATCTACATTAACACCGGGATCAATTAACAATGATCCTCAAGGCAGATCTTTTTCGATGTCAGATGCTGTTCAAATTATTAGAAGATTGCAAAAGAAATATACAGTAATTGTAATGTCAGAAAATCAAATTGATTTCAAGTTGTTTGGAATTAAAGAAGTAGTTCCGCAACTTACAAATATGTCATTGCGCCGATGGATGGGTGTTATTAACTCCGCTGATTATTTCTTAGGATGTGATAGTGTAGGACAACATTTAGCAGTATCTCTAAACAAGCCATTAACTGTGGTGTTAGGCGGCACGTTTAAAGAAAATGTATCATATCCAGACTATGAAAAAATTAGTATTATCGATTTAGGCGAAGGCAAACGTATGTATGCTCCTATTAGAATGTGCTCTAGCGAAATAGCAGACACTAATAATGAAAGATTAATGGCATTAACTGAAGCTAATTTAAATAAGATTATTACATCAATTGATAAAAATATATGACCCCATCAGAAATCTATCCTTTGTTTCCAAGTGTAGTTTATAAAAATTCACTTGATCGTAAATTAACTTCAGAAGAGTTAGAGTTTATCTATTCTTCTGAAGTTTTTGAACAAAGTTTAGGTAATGAAATTTCAACAAGTAACTGGGTATTAGAAGATAGTGCTTTAAGTCAATTAAAAAAAGATTTGATGCAACATGTAAACATATATCTAAATGAAATTATGATGGTTGACGCTGAGTTATACATGACAAATTCATGGATAAATGTAACTGAACATCAACGTCAACATGCTTTGCATAATCATAATAACAGTATAGTTAGCGGAGTATTTTATGTAAATGCTAGCGACAGCCAACCAAGCATTTCGTTCAATAGAATGGTTCCGCCGTTTTTCTTGCACATGCGGGCAAAACAATATACAATGTTTAACTCTATGGAATGGAACATTCCTATTGAAGATAATAATATTATTATATTTCCTTCTCAATGTTTTCATTTCGTTAAACCAAACTTGACTAATAATCCACGAGTATCTATTGCATTTAATACATTTATTCGTGGAAATATCGGCGGAGACGCTGAAGGTGCTGATTTAAATTTAAGGTAAAATTAAGATGTCAACATGGATAGCTGGAATTACACGTGGGCATAACGCAAGCGTATGCTTACTTAAAGATGGAGAAGTTGTTTTTTCTTTAGAAGAAGAGCGACTTAGCCGGCAGAAGTATGACGGCGGCCCTCTTGCATGTATGGTAAAAATTTTAGAATATACTGACAAATTAGATTACCTTGTAATTGCACATACGCAAGCATTGTCAATAACTGCTGGTAGAATTGATTTTACTGGCGACGATATGTATACTGGCCTTGCTAGAAAACTAGGACTAATTGATCGTAAACTAGATATTTTTAATCACCCACAAGTTATAGATTTGTCATACAAGCATCACGCATTGCATGCCGCTTGTGCATTTTATCGTTCAGGGTGGGACGACGCAGTTGCGTTAGTAGTAGACGGCGCTGGAACATTTATTCCAATGACCTTAGAAGGCACTGAAGCAATGACATGGGAAACTGAATCTATAATTAATTGTTCATATCCGGCTAAGTTTAAAACAATTTTCAAACACTATGGTGCAAAAGAAGTTATTAGCACAATGTTTACAGAAGCTCCTTCAGATTTTATAGGTGAAGAAGGTGAAACACACTATGCAATTTTTACAGATCGTGCTGGAATTACAAAAACATACGAAGCAGTAACTCAATATTGTGGTTGGAATTCAATTGAAGCTGGAAAAACTATGGGATTATTTCCTTACGGAAAACCGAACCCGTCTATTCCAAAACTGTTTGAAACAGACAGCATGGAGCCATTGTCTAACAGAAATGTAGTATTACCTACATATCCAAATGGTGCTAAAGTTAATGCTGGCGCCTATGCAAGTTTAAAAGACTTCCCAGAAGAAGGCACTGACCCTACACTAATGCAAAATCGTAGAGACCTTGCTTATGCAGTGCAAACTCAAACACAAGATCAAGTATTAAATTTAATTTATAAAGCAGTAACATTGTCGGGAAAAAAGAGAGTGGTTATTTCCGGGGGCTATGGCCTTAATTGCGTAGCCAACTATTATTATTTAGATAAACTAAGAAAAGACGGTATTGAGCTCTATGTGGAACCTATCAGTAACGATTCTGGGACTGCTATAGGTGCTGCCTTGCTTGTATGGTATGAACAAACACAAAGCACTAGTATCGGTAAACATGACACATTATATCTTGGACCTAAGCATAATTATACTGTAGACCAAATAATAGATATTGCATCAAAATCTGAGGTTAGTATAGTTGATGCTACTTACAGCGATATTGTTAGTTTACTAATTAATAAAAATATTGTAACGTTATATCAGGGTTCAAGTGAAAACGGTCCTCGAGCTTTAGGAAACAGATCGGTGTTATTTGACCCACGATTTAAAGATGGCAAAGATTATGTTAACAATGTTAAACATCGTGAATATTTTAGACCGTTTGCCGGCAGTATTTTACAAGAACATGTGCATGAGTGGTTTGATCTACGAGGTATAGAAGACAGTCCGTTTATGATGTATGCAGTAAATTGCCAGCCAGGTATTGAAGAAAAGATCCCAAGCATTATACACGTAGATGGAACTTGTAGAATTCAAACAGTTACAGAAGAACAAAATTATCATTATTATAATTTAATCAAAACTTTTTACAACGAAACAGGATGTCCTATATTGTTCAACACTAGTTTTAATCTCGGAGGAGAGCCTTTAGTTGAGACTTTAGAAGATGCAATTTGGACTTTACAAAATTCTGATATCGAATATTTGTTTTTACCAGAATTTAATAAATTAATTACAGTGAGCAACACATGAAAATAGCTGTTATAGGTGTAGGAACCGCCGGTATAATGTCATTATGCCACACGCTGAAATGGATGTGTCCAGACGACGGCAGCACTATCACGTCTATCTACGACCCGTCTGTAAAAATACTAGGTATTGGAGAAACTTCTCAGCCTAATTTTGTCAAATCGTTATTCGAAGGTGCCAATTTTAATTTTTTATTAGACGCGCATGAACTTGACGCAACTGTAAAATTTGGTGCAAGTTATAAAAAATGGAGGGAAACTAATTTTGACATGCCGATGGAACCTCCGTCATATGGCATACATTTTAACAACTTTAAATTAAAAGATTTTTGTTTTAAAAGATTTAACAAACTATGGGGTGATAAATTTAAAGTGGTTGAAGGTAAAGTTGTCGATGTAATTAATAGAAAGACACATGCAGAAGTTATTGTTAATAATTTTTCTCACCATTTTGATTACGTTATTGATTGCCGAGGTTACCCATCGGACTTAACAGATTATGTTGTCCTTGATGATCTAACTGTTAATCATTGTTTAGTTAATATCATAGATAAGCCAGGGACATGGAATACTAGTATTAACCAAGCAACTAGTCATGGCTGGATGTTTGGTATTCCTCTATCAAATCGTCAAGGATGGGGCTACTTATATAACGATAAAATCACAACTCGAGAAGAAGCAGTTAGTGAAATAGAAAGTTTATTTGGTATTCCTAATCCTAAATTAAATGAATTTACATTTAAAAGTTATTATGCTAAAACATTCTTCGATGGTCGTATTCTAAAAAATGGAAACAGGGCGTTCTTTTTTGAACCTATTGAAGGTATGGCTGGATTTTTTTATGATACAACATTAAGATTTTTTGTTGATCATGTTGCTGGAAGAATTAATGTAGATGTATTAAATGAAAATTTGTCCAGAGCAGTAAAAGATATAGAAAATTTTATATATTTTTTATACCAAGGTGGCAGCACATTTGACAGTAAATTTTGGAATATAACTAAAGAAAAATGCGCTCGAAATTTACGCAATAAAACTAGTCACAGATGGAGGTTGGTATTACTGAATATTAAAAAAGAATTAGAAAATCCAACATTAAGACAAGATTCATCTATGACAGGACGTTGGAGTCCAGATTTATGGGTCAAGTGGGCTGAAAATTTAGGGTATGATTATTTTAAGGATACACAATGAGAATCGGTGTTGTCGGCGTAGGAACGGCTGGGCTTATATCGCTATGCCACATGTTAGCGCATGCTCCTGAAAAAACAGTAGTCGTATCTATATACGATCCTAAAATTCCTATTTTAGGAATAGGTGAAAGTTCAACATTTGGTCTTCCAAAGATATTATTCCAAGGAACTGGTTTCAATTTACCTGAATTTGCAGACGAATTAGAT